TTATGCTTTCTTTGCATCCTCAAAAACCTCAGGGTGGGACAAATTTGGGACATCGTCACCCAATATGTCGTCAATTTTCCTCGCGTGCTCTGTCAAATGATTAGGTGCAAGGTGTGCGTACCTACGCACCATTTCGATAGACTCCCAGCCGCCCATTTCCTGAAGTACTGACAGTGGTACACCTGACTGAATTAACCAACTGGCCCAGGTATGGCGGAGGTCATGAAAACGGAAATTTTCAATTCCTGCCCGACGACATGCTGTTAACCACGATGTGTTATAGTCCAGGCGCATCTTTCTGATGCTTGGTGTCATTGTCCCGTCAGGCCTTCTGGCAGCAGTGGTATAAACAAACACCCAGCGGTGATGTTTGCCTATTTGATCACGCAACACCTTGCAGGCAGTGTCATTCAGTGCGACCCCAATAGCGCGGTTTGACTTACTGTCTTCAGGGTTTACCCAGGCAACACGTCGCTGCATATCGATTTGTTGCCACTCCAGATTAATAATGTTTGATCTCCTCAGGCCAGTTGCCAGTGCAAATTTAACTACAGATTTCAGGGGATCAGAACATGCATCAATGAGTCTCCTGGCTTCTTCTTTTTCCAGCCATCTCACGCGTTTGTTTTTTACGGCAGGGATTTTGATTACAGGTGCTTTTTCAAGCCATTTCCAGTCTCGCTCTGCGGCGCGCAGAATAGCCTTGATCATTGCCAGGTGTGTTGCTTTTGTTTGCGTGCTCACCGATTTAGGTATATAGGCTGGTGGTTCTTTCCCTTTTCTTAATGCAGCCTCCACCTGCAACTTCCATCTCTCCTTTGTTTTTCGGTTATACGCTTTGCTGATAACTGAGTAGATCATTGCCTCCGATATATCCTTAATCCTTATTCCCTCGAAATGCTCAATCCAGAATGCGATTCTGGATTTATCGGAATCGATGGATTTCTTGTCGGCTTTTTCCTCAAGCCATCTCAGGCAGGCTTCTTCGAAAGTGACATCTGGCATATCCCCCAGTCTGTCTACTCGCCAGAGTTCTGCTTTTCGCTTGTCGTGCAACTCCTGAGCTTGCCGCTTGTCCTTTGTGCCAAGAGACTCCTTAATTCGCTTCCCGCCCGGGAGCGAGTACGAGGCGTACCATATTTCACCTCTGCGGAAGAGTGACATTTTCTTTCCTCTGTTATGCCATCACCCGCGCTCACCTGGACAGTATGCAGCGGTGAATGAAGTGCTGCAATGCAGGCTTGCCGGGTTGTGAGATAAGGTGATCTTTTACCGGAAGAATTTTTTCGGGTTGCCTGTAGTCGGCCCGTTCGTATCCAGTTAACAGCTGTTGGCCTTGATATCTTGAGAAACTTACAGGCCTCTTTGAGGGTGATACTGTGTGAATCCATATTTTCGCCATTAAAAACCGCCCGAAGGCGGTTGTCAGTTGATTGATATGCGGCGCATTTTTCGAAGGCTGGCAATATGCTTTTCCTTCTCAATTTCTGCTTTAATCATGTGTAGTTCGTTGTGATCGATTCGCTCAAATTCTGCATTAAATGCGCTAATTGAAGCGGCTCTGGTTCTCCCATCCAGCCTGCGGAAGATTACCTGCGTCAGAGTGATTTTGCAGACTTCAACCGGATAGTTGTTGGCATCGACGAAAGACTGCCCGCGCTGGATTAGAACGAACACCGGTAGTATTCCTTAATTGTCATATCATTTGCACCTCGTTGCTACTGGCTATCACCATTGCTCCCCAAATACAAAACCAATTTCAGCCAGTGCCTCGTCCATTTTTTCGATGAACTCTGGCACCATTTCGTCAAAACCAGCCATGTATTTTTCATCCCGTTCGACCACGACATAATGCAGTCCTTCACGCTTCATACGCGGGTCATAGTTGGCAAAGTACCAGGCATCTTTTCGTGTCACCCACATGCTGTACTGCACCTGGGCCATGTAAGCCGACTTTATGGCCTCGAAACCACCGAGCCGGAATTTCATGAAATCCCGGGAGGTAAACGGGCATTTCAGTTCAAGGCCGTTGCCGTCACTGCATAAACCATCGGGAGAGCAAGCGGTGCGCATACTTTCGTCGCGATAGATGATCGGGGATTCAGTAACATTCACGCCGGAAGTGAACTCAAAGAGGGCTCTGGCGTCGTTCTCGTACTGTTTTCCCCAGGCCAGCGCTTTAGCGTTAACTTCCGGAGCCACACCGGTGCAAACCTCAGCCAGCAGGGTGTGGAAGTAGGACATTTTCATGTCAGGCCATTTCTTTCCTGAGCGGGGTTTTGCTATCACGTTGTGAACTTCTGAAGCGGTGATGACGCCGAGCCGTAATTTGTGCCACGCATCATCCCCCTGTTCGACAGCTCTCACGTCGATCCCTGTACGTTGCAGGATAATGTCCGGTGTCATGCTGCTACCTTCTGCTCTGTGACTTTCTGTTTCAGGAATCCAAGAACCTTCACAGCTTCAGCCTGTGTTAGTTCTGAAGATGTGTAAATGTTGCGGCGAAAAATCTGGGAACAGAGCGGCAACAGGTCGTCATCCCACGTTTTTTCCATGGAAGTAAGAAGGGCGTTAATTTCCGACATGGTTTCTTCGTTAACCGGGGTGATGTCGCGTTCCGGCTGACGTTCTGTAGTATATGCAGTATTTTCGACAATACGCTCGGCTTCATCCTTGTCATAGATGCCAGCAAATCCGAAGGCCAGGCGAGCACACTGAATCATGGCTTTGTGCCGTAACATCCGTTTGGGATGCGACTGCCACGGTCCGGTGATTTCTCTGCCTTCGCGGGTTTTGAATGGTGCGCGGCGACATTCATCCATCCACTCGGTAACGCAGATCGGGTGATTGCGATCTTTGCGGTAAATCCGGCATGTACAGGACTCATTGTCCTGCTCAAAGTCCATGCCATCAAACTGCTGGTTTTCATTGATAATGCGGGACCAGCCATCAACGCCAACCACCGGAACGATGCCGTTCTGCTTGTCAGGGAAGGCGTAAATTTCTTTCGTCCAGGGATTAAGGCCGTACTGGTTGGCGACGATCAACAATGCGATAAATTGCGCATCGCTGGCATCACCTTTAAATGCCGTCTGGCGAAGAGTGGTGATTAGTTCCTGTGGGTCGACAGAATCCATGCCGACACGTTCAGCCAGCTTCCCTGCCAGCGTTGCGAGTGCTGTACTCATCCGTTTTATACCTCTGAATCAATATTAATTTGGTGACGGGCGATGGTTTCAGCCATGTAGCGGATGTGTTCTGCCATGCGTTCCTGAAAATCGACATCGTCATCAAATGCACGGGAAATAGCTTTTTTGCTGGCCCCGTGACGTTGCAGATTATCGATGCATAGCGATTCAAACAGGTGTTGGGGCAGACCTTTTTCCAGGTCGTCTGCCAGCTCAGCTTCAGTTTCTTCACGGGCAATTTGCTGGTAGTGTCGTGCCCATGACTGCTCTTCAATGCGATCGGGGATAAGCCAGGCATTCATGATTTATCACCTTCGAAATTTTCAAGCCTGTTGGCAATCATGATGGCGATATCAGGGATTGCTGGCGCTGTGGCTATACATGCGGGGTTGGCGCACAAACCATAGACGGCGGCAATCACGAGCTGTCTTTTCCAGTCGAGAGTTACTGGCTCAGAATTGGCGTCATCGCCGGACGTATCACTGCCTGGCTCGTTCTGAACAACGGTTTCGCCCTCCGATCTATCAACAGAGTTTTCCTGAATGATCTTCTCCTCAGTTTGTGCTGAGTCTTCTCCATCAGCGGCGTCATTTTCTCCAAAAGTTTCAGCGTAAGTTTCATCTCCCATTACTGGACCACAGTCAGGGCAATGGCCGCCACCGTTCTGACTGCATGTGGTGCAAACCTTTTCCACTTCCTGTTGCATTACTGGCCCTGGCTGTTGCTCTTCTGGCCCGTTTTGTTGCGTATCCGGGCTGTTTTGTCCCGCTTCTGGGGCAATTTGTTCCACTTTGGGCTGATTCTGGTCCTCAGTGTCGCGAGTCTGGATCCCCTTCACCCACTTCGGATCAGCAGGGTTACTGATGCCTTCAACGAATTCTCCACGCGAGGCAGCCAGTAATTTGTCGGCATCGACTGGATTTTTTGGGGGGATGTTTTCCCTGGCTTTATTGAGTTCCTCCCTCAGTTCCTGGTATTTCGTTTCTACAGATGAGACATTTTCCAGTGATTGCGTGTCCTCATTATGTTTAACTGGAATTTCTTCCACTGATTCAGGCGCTGCCTGTTCATTAGCCATTGTGTCCGATGTTTGTTGCTTTTCTTCATCGCCATGTTTTCCTTCTGCTGTTCCGCGCTGCGGCATCGGTGCTGATGAGCGACCGCAGGCAATTTCCACGATTTCCGGATCCGGGTTAGCGTGATCGGTTTCGGTCAACACTTTGTTGAGATATTCAGTCACGCGTGCCGGGATGGCCTCAATGCCGATTGGTGCTTCTTTCACGGAAGCCACCACAATGGCGCGGGAATAATCCAGCCCACCGGGCATGGCGATAAATTTGTCGCGAAAAACAGAAAAGGGCGGCTTATTCTCTGACACGATTTCTTCAACGCGTTTTGCGTGTGCTGGGTGCAGGTTATAAATATCCACATCCATTGAACGGGCCAGAACGCCGGTGGCTACATCTCGTGCGAGTGATGTCTTATCATGTTTGAATCCTTCACCACGATCGGTAATATTTCCGCCGCCAGCGTTAGCACCGGAAGGCGTACGGGTAATGCCTGAAACATAATTTCCGTTCTGCCATTCTTTTGTCAGCAGGCCCTGATCAAGGTAGTCAGTTTTCATCCAGGTGGAAATGAACTTGTCGAATTCAGCCGGGCTGATGCGATGATTTGCAGAGTGGGGGAATGCTTTCCCTACAGATTCAGCCAGGCGACTAAGGTGATAGTTCGTCAGTTTATCCAGTTCATGATGCGCGGCGCGCACAGCAGTAAGCAGGCTCTGAAGGTAACTGTCCTCTGTGTCCATCTCCATACGGATCACGTTATTGCGTTGTTCTGGTGTGGCATGATGCCGGTATTTTCCATCTTCATCTTTGCTGAATAAGAAGAGGTGAAGGAAGCGATGAGTAAGGCTCAGAGTGGCGACGGGAATTTCACACTCAGAACAGTCATCGTCGCTGTCCGGGGATTCGTTTTTCTCCACATCATCCGGAATAGTTCCGTCCGGGTCATCGTTGTCATCGCCAGCAGTTGTGGCATCTTCACCGTTGATGTTGTCATTGAAGGGTATAGCCATCATGGTGATGCCATCTTCCCCGCCTTTTTCATAGCGGTTGCAGAATTCAGTATCAAACACGCCTTCCGGTGGAAGGTCATTCACGACGGGGAAATTTACGCGAACGGGTTTTTTGAAATCATCCTCGTCGTAGCCTGCATCGTCCATGGCTGCAATGCAGCGGGAAACTGCGACAGAAAGTTTTCTGGCATCAGCCCAGAAAAAACCGCCTTTGATGCCAAGGCGTTTTCTGACTTTATCGTTTTTTGCTTCGCAGTGTAGTGCAAAAGTCTGTTTATCAGCGCTCATTGTATTTAAACCTCTGGCTGGATTAGAATTAGAGGCCCTTTGTCTGATTTCTCCGAATACGGTGACGCAGGGAGAAATCCGGTAGCCTGCGCTGCCGGATTTTTATTTCAGTGGAAGGTTGCCTGGTTTGCTGTTTTGTGAGTTGTTTTTCCCTTTTCGTGCTGGCATTCAGAGCAGTCGCACTCAGAATTTTCTCTTGCAAATTCAAGAGCCTGCGCCAGTGTATGGATTTGTTGTGCTCCAATGTTGCTTCTGACGACTTCACATGCAGCATGAATATATGGGCTTGGTGTTTTGCCATTTAACCCACATGAAACCAAACGACTGTCTTTATATTCGTTATTTCCAACTTCTGTAAGCACTGAAAAAGAAAATACAAAGTCGATTTTGTATTCTTTGCATATTTTACTGATGCGTTCTGCAATTTCTTTGAGTTCATTTATTGCATCAGGACTGGTTTCGGAAAATATTTCATTTTGCGCAAGTTCTTTCATTTTGATTTTTCCGTGATTGATAATTAATGCGGTTTTTATTTCGGCAGATATGGAAGGTGTATTTTATTACTCGTCACAACGACTCTGCTTTTACGGGTAAGCCATCGCGCCCGATGAAAACTTTAATCATGCAGTCGGTAATGCATGTTTTTGTTGTGAAGTTACGAATATAGAGTTTTCTCTTTTCAATATTGTTTGCTGAAGCGATATATGTCCGACCTTCATGAAGAACATAATCGCCAGGCGTCACGCACTGACGTGGTATTTCATCAGTTCCGAAGTGATGAGCAATCATAATTATCTCCATTTTCACAAATGAACTTTGTTGATGCGGTGCCTGGTGCCTCCAGGTGGCGTTAACCAGTTAACAATTAACGCCGGGTCAGGGGACGATGACTTTCCGTGACATCCTGTCGGTTTAACTGTTCCGCGTGCGCTGAGCCGCATTCACCGCATCACAAAATTCACTTTAAAAAGGGCGGACATCAGCAATCGGCAAACCGATATCCGCCAAGGGTTACACACAGCAATGTTGTTATTCACAACCGGAAGCGCACGGTCGAAGAAATCTAACGACAATCCTTCTATGGGAAAGAGTCTTCGCCTCGCGCTTTCGTGTAGTACCCTGGCTTTTCAGGGTAATGTCTGTTCAGTAAAGTGAGAGTGCCGGAACTCACCCGTGTCCGGCGCACGATCTCCACCTCACCCGTGGAGAACTCCTCAACTACAAACCCCGTAAGGAGAGTGAATTTATGACACAAGAAGAAAAAGTGATGTTTCTGATGCGGCTGGCTGTCGATACCTACAACACACAATTCAGGGAGAAAGATATACCTCAAAAGGCAGTTCCTGCCGCGGTAGATAAGGGCGGTGCTATTGCCGTATTTTACGATGCATTTGAATCATTTTTTGATGAAAAACTCGACGCTGTTAGCGACTTCGGAACATCGAGTAATAAATAACGTTCATTACGGTTCTTAAACAACAATCAGTGGGCTTGATGTTGTTCTTTTCAAGCTCACTTGCCATCACTTCCATTATTCTTGCGCTTACACGAATTATTTGGTGGCTGTAAGCGACGCAACTATCGCTGATATTGCTGTTTATTTCTATTACTTCATTTTCACTGGCGGCGCTAAATTTGGATATGCCGTTTCCATTGTCCTGTTTCAGTGCTGTTTCCGCTATCCGGATGCGTTCCTGCGTTGCGGAATTTGGGCTAAGTCGATAAACCTGTCTGGCATCTTCCAGAAGCAGGGCGATAATGTGCTTCAGTTCTGTTTCATTCATAGTTAACTCCGGTAGTTGCAATTTATTAATATCAGGCGGTCAGCTCTTTAAGCTTCTGAACTGCTTTATTCATTTCATCCATACAGTCGATGAATTCGTCCAGTTTAAGCTGCATTTTTCCGGCGGCCTGAAGAATTTCAAGTTTTAAGGGCGCAAGTTTTTTGTTGTAATCGACGCAGGTTATTAACTCGCGGCCAGTAATATTTTGGCTTGGCACGAGATCCGGGTCTTGAACCTACACAAACTATATAGCTCTCTTCTTTCCTCGGAAGGCCAGGTGCATCTAGCAGACGGCCTAGTTCGAATTTTTTTACGTTGACACCAGGAGGAATCACCTCGACGATAAACCCGATTTTTACCTTCGTTACACCGTTTGATGAGCTTGACCATTTAACTTCATCGTTCAATTTGAACTTCATCATTAACCTCAATCGTAATAAGCCGGAATTGATTTTCCGCGTTGTTTCTGGCGGCCTGAGCAAGTCACACCCATTTCACTGCGTGGTTTGCGGTAGTAAATACGGTTCTGTTTACTCTCGACTTCTTCTGCCTTCTTGCAGCGAAGGCTTCCGAGTGATACTGCTTTGTCTGCTCCGACGCAACCAGAGATCTTTAGCGCAATCTTCCGTGTCAGTCTTTCACTACTGCGCCGCTCTGCAATAAGTTCTTCCCTGCGAGCTTTATAGCGGCTTTTTGCCGTACCTTTGGATTCTTTCCAGATTATGGTTACCATGATGGTCTCCTTTAAGTGGCTTTGGTGTATGACGCGTCGAGGTGTTTTTCTTCTCGATCGCGGCCTTGCAACTGAAATTCGCGTCATCCCCAAAACCACTTAGATTTTGGTCTCAACGGTTAGGTTGAGAGTCCATCAATGTTAAAGAGCCGGCCAATCTGTTCCGTTTGGCTTCCAGCGTCCTGCTGTTGAATTGAAGATAACCTAAGTTATCTGGTTGCGCAATAACTATATTTATCATTTTATGAAAAACGTTATAAATGACTGATAACAAAAATATTTTATTTTTTGTGGTATCCGCGTGATATTTTCAAGGGGGAAAGGCTGATTGTTATGGGTGATTGCATGTTAATCGAAGGGGAATTTGGTGTGTTGCACCAGCGGGTAGTCGAAATTCTAGGGGTGTCGTTGCTTGAGGTTATTGCTACTGGGGAAGCTATTTCAGCAGATGCTATTGCGGGAATGATCCGAGTGCTTCACCATGATGAATTGGATGATCTCGCTGTGAAGTTAGCTATAGATGTGTTACTTCAGGATATGCGACTGTGTAATTAAGTAAATAAAACCCGGCACTGGAGCCGGGGGATTTAGAAATGGCATTTTATGAATTGGCTACTTGGCGAATGGTTTACCATCGGTGGTATTGAGCACAATAAAAGGCCGTTCTTCGTGAGTGTTCTTATAGCAAAAGTTCAGTTGGAGTCTGATTACCAGCTATGTGATGACCAGAACACTCGCCCTATGATTCTTACGTTTTTGTAGAATTCTTCTCTGTTCATTACTTCATCAGGATACTCTTCGCGGTTTATCGATCTGATAATTACCGATGTTGGCGTGGCTATGAGCGTTTTTACCCTTAACAAATCAGCTTGGCAAATTGCATATGTTTTACCATCCCTGATGCTCGTATCTTGCGTGTTTACCCCCACCACATCACCATCATGGAGTGTTGGCTCCATGCTTTGCCCAACAACCCTGACCAACTTTGCCGCTTTTTCTGGAACTCCCATTTTTTTCAGGTAATAGCGCCTAAAAACTAGAGAGAATTCTGCGGACTCCTCCAATGCACAACTTCCTCCGCCAGCTGAAAGTGAAATATTTAGAAGGGGGAGCGCAACAAATTCGTCATTATCATTTTGATGATCATCCCAGGCGATAGCTTTTAAAGATGATTCCCGAGCATTAGATGGCTCTTCTGCGCTCTGTGGTCTCATTGACCCTATACCAGAGCTTAGCCATTCAGGGCGAACTCTTAACGCGTTGGCTAATTCGACCATTTTACGTGATCCGGTTGTTTTACCAGATGACATCTTTTGTATGGCTGGTTGTGATACCCCCACCATGTCTGCAAGTTGTGCTTGTGACAACCCGGCTGAACTCATGGCGGCATTTAGTCTTTCTGCGAATGTTTTCATACCTGTAATCTATAACCACGGTTATCAAAAGTAAAACAACAATTGTTATTGCTCTGGTGTATAACTCATGTTATTTTTGGTTATGCTTTATTTGCTGTAGAGGTATGCTCATGAATTTAGTGATTCAGCGAGCCTTGAATATTGTTGGCAGTCAAAAACGACTTGCAGCTGATTGCGGCGTATCACAGCCCGCTGTTCATAAATGGTTGCGAGGCGGAAAAGTTTCTCCTGAAAAAGTTTTCGCTATCGTTAATGCCACCAATGGTCAGGTTAAGGCTTACGAAATTCGCCCGGACTTACCGCACCTGTTTCCTCATCCGAACCAGGCTGAATAAGTAACACCGCTCTTTAACATTGCTGGTCGTTCACCTCTAACAGGGTGAGCAAACATCAGTGGCAAACCCATTGGGGATTGCCGCTTAACCCCATATCAATATAGGAAAATTAACAAATGTCACAAACAAGTTACAGCAAACTGTCACAGCGCGATATCGATCGCGCTGAAACGGATTTACTTATCAACCTGTCAGCTCTGACGCAAAGGGGACTGGCGAAGATGATTGGCTGCCATGAATCGAAGGTCAGTCGTACCGACTGGCAATACATCGCGGCGATTTTATGCGCGTTCCAGATGGCATCTGATATCAGTCCGATCAGCCGGGCTTTCCAGCATGCCATTAACGTTCATGCAAATAAAAAACGTCCGGTTGGGGCCGGACGTTCTGAGCAAATCCTGATGAACATCTGATATTCAGGCAGGGCATGGAGCAATACACGGGAATAATTCTGCCACATCTGGAAGAATTTCGCCAGCAACAACACCAACCGCAGCAGCCTGAAGCCGATTGGGTTAACCCGGAGATACCGGGACCGTCTGTGAAGATGTGCAGTCACACCAATGTGCAGTCACACCAACCGCAGCAGCCTGAAGCCGATTGGGTTAACCCGGGAGATACCGGGACCGTCTGCGGTATGGAGTAAATCTTGTATGCGAGGGGACTATGCGTAATTACGCAACAATTTCACCTCAGTTCTGGTTAGGCGATACAGGGCGAAAACTCAGGAAGTCTGGTCCGGAATGTATGGTAGTGGCGTTGTATATGATGACCTCGCCTCATTCCAATATGCTGGGCCTTTATTACCTGCCTGTTTTGTACATTGCTCACGAAACCGGACTTGATCCTGAAGGGGCTTCTAAGGGGCTTCAAATGGCTTGCGAGGCTGGTTTTTGCAGCTATGACCATGATTCTGAGGTTGTATGGGTGCATGAAATGGCAGCATGGCAGGTTGGTGAATCGCTGAAACCTGGCGATAACCGTTGTGCTGGGGTAAGAAATGAATATTCCGCGTTGCTGGAAAATCCTTTTTTATCATCATTTTATGATAGATATAAGGATGATTTCCACCTGGATGTCAGACGTGAATCATGTCGGAAAATTGAAGCCCCTTCAGAGCCCCTTTCAAGCCAAGAACAGGAACAGGAACAAGAACAGGAAAGGGATAAAACCCTTCTGGTCCATGGCGAAAAAATCGCCACGGACCCACAGGGGGATTTTTGTCCTGTTCTGACTGAACGTCCAGGACCAGCTGGCACGACACCGGAAGCAGATTCCGGGCGTTGTGTGCAGCAGGTGCTGATCGTCGAACCGGAGCAACAACGCCAACCGCAGCAGCCTGAAGCCGATTCCGCGATGAGCGGGAAGCCGATTGGGTTAACCCGGGCGATGCCGGGACCGTCTGCGGGACGAGTTGATTATCCTGACGTGTTCGAACGGGTCTGGCGTGAATATCCGCATCGGGCAGGGTCAAACCCGAAGAAATCCGCGTTCAATGCCTGGAGGGCCAGATTACGCGAAGGGGTGTCACCGGATGTCGTGCTGGATGGCGTGAGGCGTTACGCAAGATACCTGGAGGCTACCGGGAAAGCGGGAACTGAATTTGTTCAGCAGGCATCGACGTTTTTTGGCCCGAACAGGAATTTCGAAAATCCGTGGTCGCTGCCGAAGGCTGGCGCAGTCAGCCTGCGTTGCGTGAATCACATTTCTGAACCGGACACCGAAATTCCGCCGGGTTTCAGGGGGTAATCAGCCATGAAAAACATTTCGACAGGAGGGATTCTTGAACGGGTGCGCCGTCTGGCACCACCGCACGTGGCAGCACCGTTCCGGACGACCGACGAATGGCGGGAATGGCAACTGGCTGAGGGCCGTAAGCGCAGCGAGGAAATTAACCGCCTGAATCATCAGGCGCGGGTTGAAAAAATCCTGAACCGTGCGGGCATCCAGCCGCTTCACAGGAAGTGCTCATTCGGGAACTACCGGGTGCAGAACGACGGTCAGCGCCATGCTCTGAGCCAGGCGAAATCCATTGCCGATGAATTGATGACCGGTTATACAAACTTCGTGTTCAGCGGGAATCCGGGAACCGGAAAAAATCATCTGGCGGCGGCTGTGGGTAATCGTCTGCTGAATGCCGGTAAATCCGTGATAGTGGTCACCGTGGCGGATGTGATGAGCGCGTTACATGCCAGCTATGACGACGGACTGTCAGGGGAAAAATTTTTGCGTGAACTGTGCGAAGTGGACCTCCTGGTTCTTGACGAAATTGGCATCCAGCGTGAGACGAAAAACGAGCAGGTGGTACTGCACCAGATTGTTGACCGCCGGACGGCATCACTGCGCAGTGTCGGGATGCTGACAAACCTGAATCATGCCGCAATGAGCAAGCTTCTTGGTGAGAGGATTATGGACCGGATGACCATGAACGGTGGTCGTTGGGTGAATTTTAACTGGGAGAGCTGGCGGTCAAACGTTGGACGTCAGGGTATGTGAGAATTTTTGACGAGGTAAATTTTCGATGGAAACCGTATTGCATGCACTGAAAGCGATGGGAAAAGCCAATTCTGTTGAACTGGCGGCGCGGCTTGATATCAGCCGTGAAGAAGTTCTCAACGAACTGTGGGAGCTCAAAAAAATGGCGTTGTTGATAAAACGGGTCACACTTGGTTTCTGGCTGTCGAAGGTGAAGCCGGGGTAACCGAAGGGCAGGCACTGCAACCTGAAGCGCCGGATGTGGTAACCGAAGAGGTCGCTCCAAAAGTTACCGCAGACATGATGATTGAGTTTATCGGTCAGGATGGGGCTAAAACGTGTGAGGAACTGGCGGGGAAGTTCGGTGTCAGCACTCGTAAGGTTGCTTCCACGTTGGCGGTGGTAACAGCAACGAGACGCCTGGTACGCGAGATCAGCAACGGAAAATTCCGTTACAAAATGCCTGATGTCGAAAACGGCGATTTGAGCGCTTTATCATCGCAGAATAAGCAATCACACCATGACGCAGAAAACAGCGCGGCAGGCGATGAAATGAATCGTTTTCCGTTGGCATCAGAGAGCACGGCAAAGGCCAGTACAGATGAGTTTATCCGAGAAGTTCCATCATTCACCGAAAAATCTGCCAGTTCGGTGATGCTTCCATCGCTGCATGCTGCCAGTCGAGAACTTCGTCGCGCCAAAAAACAGGTCCAGAAGTGGGAGCGAGTCTGCGCCGCGCTGCGGGAGCTGAACAAGCACCGGGATATTGTTCGACAGATTGTCGATTCATCCGGTCGTATTGTGTCGGAAAAGTGATTGCCGGAGGCGCTTATGGCGAAACCTTTTACACACGAACAGCGGGAAGAACTGAAGGCACGAATTATCGGATTGGTACGCAAAAATGAACGCATGACGATATCGCAACTGGAGAGAGCGACGGGAGCAGGCTGGCATTCAGTCAGACGTTGCCTTGTGGATGTACTGGCTTGTGGCGATTTATACATGTCCGGTAAATACGGGGTTTTTGCATCAGAACAGGTGTATCGCGTATGGCGTAAGACACCGGAGAAAACAACTGACCAGACATTGATTCGAAAGTTACCAGACGGAGAAATTCGCCGCTACGATAGACGCCTGAACATAATTTGTCGTGAGTGCCGCCAGAGCGAAGTTATGCAGCGTGTGCTGGCTTTCTATCAGGGGAATTTTCAGGAGGCGGTACTGTGAGTGAATTAGCTATCAGGCTTCAATTGTCGCTGGCATTCGCATCAAAGGAGAATGAGATGACCACTTTTACAAAAGAGCAGTTAATCAGTCATGTTAGTGAAAATGTAAAGGCGATGAAATTTGCAGTAAAACAGACAGCATTCAAAAATTCTCTCGAGGCAATTGAGTTGGATTTAGCACTGGCCCTTGTTGCTCAGGCTTCGCTGGAAGCAGAGCCCGTGCTTTATATGAATCGATTTACCGGAAAGACATTCTCACTGGAAGAGCAACCTGGTGCTGATAAGGAACCGGAAATATACGTGCCGCTATATGCTGCCCCGCCAGACAGCGCCGCCATGCTTCAGGCTGGAAACTTTCGGGAAAAGAAGGGTTCGTCAACCAATAATTTTCGGGAAATCTCGGAAACGTCAACCAACCATCCGGTAACTCTGGATGGTTGGATAAGCTGTAGTGAGCGAATGCCGGATGACGGTCAGCACGTAATTATTTTATGTGATGGCGCATTCGTTCTTTATGCGCAATATCGAGACGGTGAGTTTTTTGATGTAGTCCGTGATGGTGATGAATTTTTCGAAACACAGAGCCGCAATGTAACCGACTGGATGCCGCTACCAGAACCGCCGCAGGAGGTGCGCCAATGATCTGGCCTGAAGCCTTTGCAATTACAGGCGTTGCTATAGCTATTGATTTTTTAGTATATGTTATTTGTCGGTGGGGGTAAAAACGTTCGCCGGGATTAACACCAAAGGAGGGAATATGTCGGATGATATATCACTGGCAATGGAAGGTGCGCTGGCTGTTATTGCTGTTGTGGGCGTTTACTGCCTGGTTGTGTTTTTGATGGATCGACTAGGGAACTGAATTCATTACGATATGGGAATTCCCATATCGGGTAAAAACGGTTTGCGGTAAAGCGAGAGTTAAGCAGAATTGCTGCGGGTGCTTGAGGCTGTCTGCCTCGGGCATGCCACCGTAAGGCAGACAGAGAAAAGCCCCAGTTAACATTACGCGTCCTGCAAGACGCCTAACATTAATCTGAGGCCAATTTCATGCTAGACACATGTAGGTTAGCCTCTTACGCGCCGAAAGGCAAGGAGAAGCAGGCTATGAAGCAGCAAAAGGCGATGTTAGTCGCCCTGATCGTCATCTGTATTACCGTCGTAGTGACGGCACTGGTAACGAGGAAAGACCTCTGCGAGGTACGAATCCGAACCGGTCAGACGGAGGTTGCTGTCTTCACAGCTTACAAACCTGAGGAGTAAGAGACCAGGCGAGGGAGAAACCCCTCGCCACCTCTGATGTGTCAGGCATCCTCAACGCACCCGCACTTAACCCGCTTCGGCGGGTTTTTTCACGTACTGTGGTTGTGAATACGATTGGTATTAGGCTATGCTAACAACATTAGCCTGACTAATTTTGTATTGACTTGATTTTTGTTAAAGAACAGGACGGAGAAGTAAGGGTACACCCAATGAGCTACGCACTAAAAAAACACCCGCGATTGACTATTCCCCCTCGCGATAAAAGCGTTGTGGCAGCTCCGCGCCCGGCTATCGATGAAAATTGCACTCATCGTGAGCAGGTGAAAAATGCTTTCGATTTCGGTTTTTCTCGTTACGAGAAGGCAATGGAAGAACTTTCAAAAGTGTAATGATGGGTATTGTGCTCTATGGCTGAGATTGTTGAAGGAGTGCACTACCTTTCGTTTGATGATCTTACCGAAATTAATCGCCTTTTAATTGAGCTTCAAACACCAGATGAACCTGTTAGTGTGCTGAGTGTTGATAATTTAAGTTCTTCTCAGTCTCGTCCCAGCATGGTTCGATGGTATGAACAGACTAATGACATGTTTGTACTGGCATCAGTATTGATTGAAAGTCTGATTCAGAATCATCCATTTGCTAATGCAAACAAACGAACAGCTATGATGGCTGGTTATGTCTTCTTGTTGTTGAATGGCTATGAGTTAACAGCACCAGGCGATGAAATCGTGGAAATGGCAGAGGGACTGGCCTGCAAAACCTATACTCGAGAAGATCTCGAGAACTGGTTGTGTTATTGGTCTCGTGCGTATGACAGCCGGGAATTATGTAAAACAGGCGCAACTATTGTTTTGTATGAAACTATCAAGCTTAAAATAGAACAGCAAAACTAAAGGTGCTTCTAATGAAAATCCGCTTCGGCGGGTTTTGTTGTATTGGAGTATCATGATATTACTTGGATCCCGTTTTTCTCTACGACTGAAAGAAGGCGAAGAGCGGCACCTCCCGGCCGTTTTACACCACGTTCCCAGTCTGATATCAGGTTTTTACTGACGTTGAGGTATCTGGCAAAAACAGGTTGAGACAGATGCTCTCGTTCGCGCAGTGCACGGATCCTTTCCGGAGACATTACCGGCGCTGGCTGGAGACAAGTTTCATCGAATTCTCGCATAGTCTGTTTCGTTACTGCGCCGATATCATGAAGCGATTCCATCATTTCATGTACGGATGCAAGCGCATCACTGCGGTAATTTTTACTCATTGGGTACCTCCGTAAACTGACCCTGTAGAATCAGTTGTGCCAGTTGTTCATCTGTTAGATTGAGTACGTGAGGAGCCCCTTCCGAAATGCACTTTCCTCAGTAGCGGTTATATTTTCACGTTCATTTTTTGCGTATGCATATACGAAAAAGGCCCTTGTGCCGACGCGATAGAAAATGATTGTGCGATAACCGCCAGATTTGCCGCCACCGACTCGTGGCAGACGTTGCTTGATAACGCCGTTACCCAGGTTTGCTGAGATAAGCCCGTTATCAGCCTGTTTAACAATTTCGCGCAGTGACTGGTCGGATATTTTGTTTTTGTGTGCAAATCGCTCAAACCAGGCGTTTTTAAAAATGCGCATTTTTTTGTTCCGTTATTAATGTATAACACATAGTATTACATTGCGTAGGGATCTGCAATGCCATCAGTTTGACAACGTCGCGTATCCGGGATTATATTCATCGCACGCCAGCAAAATCTGGCGTCGGGATTAGGAACCCCGGATAGAAACCGCGACAGAGACACGCCGCGAGCGTGTTTTTTATTGTCGTATGCACACGCACATCTGAATTATGGTGGGGCGTATAGGGGAGCTGAAAAGCTCGCCGGTTGGTTTCCCGGTAGTTCCTAACCCTGTACGTCTCGCCACCCGATGATTAGGAACCTGACGGTGGTGATAGTTTAGAAACCACTCGAGGGCGTCATTATGACAACTCAAGTTTCTGTTGAAACACTCTCCACGATTACTTACAAGCAGATCCCCGTTATCACTACCGAACTTTTGGCGCACCTTTACGGCACAGAAGCTATTCGTATTCGCCAGAATCACCACGAAAACAAAGGTCGTTTCATTGAGGAAAAACACTTCTTCAAACTTGAAGGTGAAACTTTACGTGAGTTCAAGCACAGAGTAGCTTTTAACTACTCTGTGAAAATTGCCCGTAACGTTCGCTCCCTCATCCTATGGACAGAACGCGGCGCAGCCCGTCACGCAAAAATGCTCGAAACTGATCAGGCGTGGGAGGTATTCGAAAAACTGGAAGACTGCTATTTCAGCCAGGGAAAAACAGCACCAACCGAACAGCAGCCGCAGATTCAGCCACAATTCACAGCCGAAGAAATCATCCTCCTTTGCTACATGCAGCTCTGGATGGAAAAAGCCCAGGACCTCAGCAAACACCTGTATCCCATTATGAAAGAGCTGAACTCCTCATACACGAACAAGCTGTATGACATTGCGTTTGAGACCATCTACATGGTGACGAAGAACAGAGACGCGCTACTAAGGGAGGTAACACGTCTCGACATGTCAAGTTCCATTATCCAGCGGGCCATGCCAATGCTGAAAAGCCTGCGGGCAAGACAATTTGAATTCTGAAACTAAAGGAGCTTCGGCTCCTTTTTTGTTGGGAAAATCCAGTGAGAGGGAATAATGAACCAGACTATCTTCCTCCGAAGTAAGCAGCAGCAACAATTTGCCATTAACGCCATCCTTGCAACAACTCTCGATAAAGACAAACCCGTTACGATCCGCATCACCGATTACAAGCGGAATCTCGATCAAAATGCCAAATTTCACGCGATGGTCGCTGATATCTCCCGACAGGTTCAGTGGTGCGGCAGATGGCTAAAACCAGAACAGTGGAAAGTTTTGTTAATCAGCGGTCATGCCGTGGCTACAAAACAGGAAGCTGATGTTTTGCCAGGTCTTGAAGGTGAATACGTCAATATCCGCGAAAGCAGTGCGCAGATGAGCGTGAAGCGTATGGCAAGCCTGATTGAGTACACAACTTCCTGGGCTGTGGAGCAGGGTGTCAGATTTACCGACAGGAGGTATGAATGAGACGACAGCGACGAAGCATTACCGATATAGTCTGTGAAAACTGCAATTACCTTCCAACGAAACGCTCCCGAAATAAACCCAGGCCAATCCCCAACGAATCTGATGTAAAAACCTTCAATTATACGTCTCACCTGTGGGATGTCTGGTGGCTCAGACGTCGTGCAAGATTTAATAGTCACTCCGGATAGTTCAATGTACGAGGAATAAGATGATGGCAAACCTACGCAAAGAAGCGCGTGGCAGAGAATGTCAGGTACGGATTTACGGCGTATGCAATGGCAATCCTGAAACTACAGTTTTGGCGCATTACCGAATAGCTGGAATTTGCGGAACGGGAATGAAGCCAGATGACCTGTTGGCTGCATGGGCCTGTAGTGACTGCCATAATGAAATCGATCGCCGTACTCGCATTCTCGACAACAACGACGCCAGACTTTACCACCTGGAAGGCGTGATCAGGACGCAGGCGATATTGCTGAAGGAGGGGAAGATTAAGTCATGAATGAATATGAGTTTGTGCTTCCCTGGCCGCCGACGGTGAATACCTACTGGCGAAGACGGGGAAGCCAGTACTACATCAGCGATAAAGGCCAGAAATACCGAAAAGACGTACAGCAAATCATCCGGCAACTCAGATTAGACATTTTCACTAAATCACGACTTCGCATCACAATTATTGCTGAACCACCAGACTCCCGCCGTCGCGACCTCGATAACATCCTGAAAGGTTTACTCGACTCTCTTATCCACGCCGGATTTGCGGAAGACGACGAGCAATTCGATGACATTCGCGTAATTCGCGGCGTGAAAGTGCCTGGCGGTAGAGTGGGGATAAAAATCACCGAACTGGAGAACATTTGATGAATGCTAAAATTCAAACGATACCTGAATTACTGATCTGCACCAGGGGAAATCAGACAGAAGTCGCCAGAATACCGAACTGCAATCGTGCTACAGTCAGAAAATACATTGATGATAAAGATGCGAAAAAGCACGCCGTCGTCAATGGCGTCCTTATGGTTCATCGCGGATGGGGTAAAGATACTGATGCGTGATATCCGGCAGGTTCTTGAGCGCTGGGGGGCATGGGCGGTAAATAACTATGAGGATGTTACATGGTCGCCCATTGCTGCCGGATTTAAGGGACTGATCCCCGAAAAAGTAAAATCACGTCCACAGTGCTGTGACGATGATGCGATGGTGATATGCGGGTGCATAGCCCGCCTTTACCGGAACAATCGCGATCTGCATGACTTGCTGGTTGATTACTACGTGTTGGGGGAGACGTTCATGGCGCTGGCACGTAAGCATGGATGCTCTGATGGAACTATCGGTAAAAAATTACAGAAAGCGGAGGGCGTGGTTGAAGGGATGTTAATGTTACTTGGTGTCAGACTGGAAATGGACCGATATGCGCAACGCCTCTGACAGGAGGCGTTTGCCGTTCACTATGTGAAGTGTGTCAATTTGTGAGCGTTATGCTGTTTACTTTATAGTACAGGGACGTAAGAGTTATCTACCTGTTAATAACATATATACAACAATGAACAGGGGGCAAAATGGACATTGAAGATTTTCTGGAGGCGGAAGACAATGATCTGTCTCTGTGGAATGATGATATTTTAAGCATTGACTGGTTCGTTATCCTCAAAGAGCTTTTGAAATACCAGAACAGGTTAAAGTTAAACTATTCAGAATTACTTCTGCTGGCTAATTTTGTTTCATTTCACCAGGACGTAGATTCGCAAACATTACCATCAATATCTCTTTTTGCCACCAGAATGCGTGCATCTCGTGCCATTATAGAAGAAGGCTTTCAACGCCTGGAGGAGAAAGGGATGTTGCAGAAGATAAGTTATGCTCAAATCGGTCATGATTATGATTTGCGGAACGTTTATGACATCAAGCCATTAATTCGTAAGTTAATTGAGGTGCTGAAAACCGAGTATGATAAAAAGCACACTTGCCCCCTCTGCGGCAAAATAGCTGTCTCTGATGAGGAAATTGAGAAAAAATTCGGATTCAGAATTTGCGGGAATAAGAAAAGGCCGCAAAGCTGGTGCCGTTCATGCAGAAGCACGAAACAACGCAGACTGAATTCATCGCTAATTGGCAAAAAAAAGCCCCGAAAATCTCCGCCCGAGGTGGTGTGAAGCGTCGCGGAACCCCGGATTCCACTCACGATTGAACGAGGTGCTAAAAAGTATTTTACGTACGTAAAAATCTGCATATCATGATAAGAGTGGTTACATTGCCACGCTGCTTAACCCGCCGATGCGCGGGTTTTTTTGTACCCAGAATCCTGTGAGCTATACGGAAAGTACACAGAAAGGAAGGTACGACCGCAATTAATAACAAAATCTTAAAAATCTCATATAGCACTATTAGTTTTCTAAATATTGTATATTTTAAGTATTGCAGGATAACCCTGTAACGAAGTTTGCGTAACAGCATTTTGCTCTACGAGTTTGCCAGCCTCCCCTGGTGGCTGGCTTTTTTTGTATCCGTTCAACGGGAATGTTACATACCTCACAATTAAGTCAGTTGAATGTTGTCTGCCCGGATGAGAATTTGTTAGAAAAAACTGCATGGTGAATCCCCCTGAGCGGAGGGGCGACTGGTGACGGTATAATCTCTGATTATCAAAACGAGAATGACGCGGGTTTAGTGGCACCGGGCTGAACTCACCGGGAGGCACCCGGCACCATGCAATGGCACATAGCGCCACTCTCCAGCCCCTCTCCGGAGGGGCTTTCTTATGGACAAAAAAGCCCGCGCTGGGAGACGCGGGCGGCAAGGAATAAACAATGAAACGTGAAGTAATATTTCAGCTTGCGAATAATACCCCATAGTAATCACTCTGCGCAACTGCGCGACCTTTTTCGAATTGCGGGCTGTAGTCTCCCTTCTGCCATTGTCCTGTAACTTCCGGACTTCAGCCCGCTCCTTATTTTACTCACAATATTATCCCGGCCGGGAGGATTCATGGCATTTAAACACTATGATGTTGTCAGGGCGGCGTCGCCGTCAGACCTTGCGAAACGAATAACTCAAAAACTGAAGGAAGGGTGGCAGCCTTATGGTAGTGCGCTGATTTCGACAGCTGGTTATGGTGCGGAGTTCATCCAGCCAGTTGTGAGTGAGGGGAGCATCTCATCACCAGAGGAGCCAGGCAACCGTCCGACGACCTCAGCGCCTTCTGTTGCGCCAGAATATTACTATGTGATCGCGCTTGCTGGTCAGTCCAATGGTATGTCATACGGTGAGGGACTGCCATTACCGGATACATTCGACAGCCCTGATCCACGTATTAAACAGTTAGCGCGTCGCAGTACGGTGACACCGGGCGGTGCAGCATGCAAATATAACGACATCATTCCGGCGGACCATTGTCTGCATGATGTGCAGGACATGAGCCGTCTTAACCATCCGAAAGCGGACCTGTCAAAGGGGCAGTACGGAACCGTGGGGCAGGGGCTGCATATCGCCAAAAAACTGCTGCCGTTTATACCGGCGAATGCGGGCATTCTGCTGGTTCCGTGCTGTCGTGGTGGTTCAGCGTTCACCACCGGAGCTGATGGCACATACAGTGACGCGAGTGGCGCCTCGGAGAATTCACCCCGCTGGGGTGTGGACAAGCCGCTGTATAAGGACCTTATCGGTCGAACAAAAGCGGCACTGGAGAAGAACCCGAAAAATGTGCTGTTTGCCGTGGTGTGGATGCAGGGGGAATTTGATTTTGGCGGTACGCCGGCAAATCATGCCGCACAGTTTGGTGCGCTGGTTGATAAATTCCGTGCAGACCTGGCGGATATGGCAGGCCAGTGCGTCGGTGGCTCTGCTGGC